AATGCGATTCTCTCCGCGATGACAAAGACCGAAAATAGCACAATTGCGAATATGACACTGAAGAAAATAGCAGCACGCAGGCACGAAGTTCTCTCGACAATGAATTTAACCCCCGAAAAAATGGCAGAGTTCGAGCGTAAACTACAAATGTATCGCGTCATCGAAACACCCGACGAGCTCAAACATAATCAACTGATACGATGGATTCCGCTTCGTTCTCTCGAAACGCGTCCATATATAACATTAGGCGGTTGTTTATTCAGTGTGCGTTACAACGAGGAAGAATCTCTCCACATCGTAACCATACGAAATGTGAAGCGGTTTGTATTCAATATAAAGTTCGAACTAAATGCCGTATTCCAGCGACTAAGTCAAGAAGAGCTATTAATCCTGCACGCGGTAGAGTATGTCGAGTCGCCGGATGAGCCGTGACCGGGGGAAATTCTTTAGTTTATAGTCGCAATATACGCCGGGTTTTTGTAACATCTTTGACGAATTTCCCGCGCTTCCCGTTTTTCGCAGTATCTTTACACGCAAACCCGTGCTGTCGAAGTCCGCGGTTATTGAATATCGAACGAGAACAATACGCGATACGGCGGCTTTCGTCGCGTGGCGGTGGCGTCGAAGCATCAGCATCAGCATCAGCATCAGCATCAGAAGCTTTAATACACCGACATAGTTTATCTGCTAAAATACGATGGGCGCGATGTTTTATTTGTTTCAGCGATAAGCGCGATGATGACGATGTATTCTTGGGCTGATAATGATGAAGAATTTTGATGTAGTCGCGCCGTGTTAGTTTCATATCTTCATCAATATCATTATCTGTATAATTACGCATATTTATTATATACCGATATAATAACTATCCCCCTCCCCACCGAACGAATGTCGTCTTCTTCACAGAAAAAACATAAGGTCGTCGTTTTTGATGTGGATGAAACACTCGGTAATTTCTCTCAATTTTCGATTTTTTGCCACGTTATTGACAGCTATTTCGACCAACACGATATATCCTATCGCTATTTCAACGATTTAGTTGATTTATACCCGGAAATGATACGACCGAGTATGGTGCGTATATTAGACTATATTCGTAAAAAGAAGAATACTGGTGTTTGTCGCAAGGTGGTCATTTATACGAACAACGCGGGCCCTGATAAATGGGTCACGCATATTCGCCGTTATTTTGAACACAAGTTACGGCTACTACCGTCATCGAGCGTTCCCGACACGGCAATCATTCCGCCGCTATTTGACCATCTTATTGGCGGGTTTAAACCCAATGCCGAGCAACAGGAAACGACAAATAGAGCACTGCTAAGAACTACCAGCGAAAAAACGATGAATGACCTGATATACTGTGCTCGCCTTCCGGCAAATATCGAGGTTTGTTTTCTAGATGATGTCTACCATAAAAAAATGACAGATGACCGCGTCTATTATATCAAACTACAGCCGTATTATACACATATACCGTTCGAGACATTCGTGATTCGGTTTTTGAATAGCCGACTGTTTCGTGAAGTGTTTGATAGAATTGGCGTCCCATCGATTACACCGTCGATGCCAGCGAATATAAAGAAACAAATTCTCTCCATCGAATTACACAACCTTTTCGTAAAGTATGCGAATGTGTCGAAATATGACATAAAATCAGTCCAAAAAAAAACGAACCCGCGCGAAATCGATGAGATTATAAGTAAGTATATATTGTATCACCTCCAGGAATTTTTCCGTGATGGGCCACCTCCGCCGAAAGTTGTATCGAATAAAGCACGGCGAATGACTTTGAAAAAAAAGGGTTCATATACTCACAATCAGTCGCATCAATTCAGTGATAATATATTTTATGTAGATAAGACAAGTGCAGTGAAGAATATACAGAATAAGACGGTTCGTATTCGATAATCGGCGGCGGCGGCGGCGGCGGCGGCGGCGGCGGCGGCGGCAAGTCAGGCAAACCAGCTCATTGTTCCATCGGCACAGACGAATATAACACGGTCGCCTGCCATTTCTGCCGCGTGAATGGCTTCTTTCGTGGCAATATCGAATTCTGAACCTGATAAATGTGGTGATAATGACTTGATATACACAATACCAGATTCGCGCCGCACTACGACACTCTCTCGTGCGTCAATCATTCGTCTCTGTGACAATACCCAACGAACATGTCGCATATTCGTGATATGTCTATCCCAATTGCCTTGAGACCCACGCCATCCACACTGACAACTCACGGGACGAACAATTTCAAGTTCGTGATAGGTGTCATCAAATAGACGCGACATAATCAACTGAAGCGCGTGATGAAGCACCATCGGACTGGTCTCGTAACCGGCGTTGCCTTCCATCGGCTTGTAATTGACGAGTGCCTCAAATAACTCCTTTTCTTCGCCGCGGGCAACCAGGTTCTCATTGTGGTTGGTATAAATCGTCGCGTCATCACCGCAAAGCTCAATCATAATATCGTCGGCCACCTCCATAATTTCATCGTATAGGTCTTCGTTCTCGTCCATGATTTCGTCTAATGTCTGCCAGCATCGTAGTATATCACCAGGACGGCGGGCAGCCAGCGTAGTTCGCTTGTGTTTATGAAGTGCTCCGAGAGCATTCATTCCGCGTAAATACGCACCTTCAGGCAATTTGTCCTGATATTCCTCAAATATTTCCATCATCGCGTCCAATTCGATTTGAATTGCGTCGTCACTCGCCGCGGCACTTCTATTGGCATTGATTTCCATTTCTGTCGTATTGATTGATACTTATCCAATATAGAAATTGACAAAACATTTCAATTTTTTGTCAATCGTTCGTCGGTCGTCGCTCATTGATCGTCATCGCCTTTCACGAAACGACTGATATTGCCTCTCACCCCCAAAACCGGTTGTAATAGCCGGGTCTGAACCTGCTGTTTCGCACGTTCTATTAACGCCTCCGACGCGACATGCGATACGAATATAAACATACACGATGACATAATAAGCTTTCTATCAAACTCGCTAAATGTGTTGCCGCCGAGTATCGCAAATTTCGGGTTATTCCACGATACACGATTAAACCGGACGAGTAGAATAAACACGGTAATATACAATATCGTGTTTCGTAGCAGCGGAATATAGGCGGGGACAGTATTATATACTCCAAGTATTATGATAGCATACACACCGTAGATGAAAAACTCGACATACCGATAATATGCGGTATATTTATTGAATACAGGTGTAACAATATCGCGCATTTTGTTTATGATGGCAACTACAAGGTCTTCCGCCGCGATTTTGATGTTATTCATTTATCTATGTATTTCGTAGTATTATAATGTGGTTAGATAATGAAATGTCTCTACGCGTCGGCAACATAAAACGACAACAACCGAGCACTTGGGTCTAACACACCTTCGCAAAACGGATGTCGCCAATAATACGGAATTGTATCACCGCGGCCTTCATATAGAGTTTCAAATACGCGACGATAATAAAAGCTTTCTTTGTCATAAGGCGGATTGTATAATGAATAAAGGTGGTGGTTCTTATTATTGTATTCTGCGTCGGTAATAATACGGTCGGCGTATTCTTTTACCATCTGAACCCACGTTCGTCCGTCAGCAGAACTAACGCCATCACTAAACGCCTCCTTTCGCCGCCACAATACATCATCCGGCAATAAGCGGTCGCTGCCCCCGTCCGCACCCCCGTCCCCGTCCGCGGGCTGAAACGCCTTGCGAAGCAGATATTTCTCTATTCTTTCATCCGTAAAACGCTTGAACCGTGGAGGAATTCGCATAATATAGCTAAGAAACTCCTTATCCGCGAAAGGGACGCGAGCCTCTAAACCAGCACCGCTTATGCTTTTATCCGAGCGAAGTAGGTCGAAAAACCGGACATCGCGAATCATCCGCTCATTTTCGCGTTGAAAATCCGCGTCGCTTGGTGCTTTCAAGAACCCGCGATACGACCCGAAAATCTCATCGGACATATCACCGCAATAAATAACGACATCGTCCGTCTGTTGTTGAATATACTTACTCACGAGGTAATTTCCGACCGACGCACGAATCGTCGTGGTGCAGTAACTCTCGGTTTGTTGAATCGTCGCGTATATCGCTTCTAAGAAATCATTCTCGGTCAAACTAACTTCGTGATGACAAGTGCCCAGATACTCGGCAACCCGCCTCGCCCAATATAAATCAACAGACCCTTCCAATCCGATACTATATGTATTCAGGACAGTATCCGGACTAACGCGTTTTAATTCGCGAGCAACAATCGCGGTAACGAGGGAACTGTCCAATCCGCCGGAAAGTAAGCATCCGACGGGTCTCTCGCTCATCAGTCGCTTGACGACAGCTTTGGTGAATAATTCACGGATATTTGCCAGTATCTCGGTTTCGCTTTCGCCATCGGTAATCGGAAACGAATATTCGACGCGGAGCTCTTTAAGTTGGTTTTCGAAACGCGAGGATGCACCGCCATCGCTGCCGCCGCTGCCGCCATCGCTGCCGCTGGTCAACGACGCATAGTCGTAATAAGTCCGAAACACTGCCGTGCCATCAATACTGTCTTCCCCGTGATATTCCATATAAGTGCCAGCAGGAAACTGAACAACCGTATCACATAACGCGTGGATTGATTTCAGTTCACTCGCGACAAAGAGGCCATAATGGTCAGGGTTCATAGAAACACACGTCAGGTCAGAATACTCACTTCCAAATATACCATCGTGGCGCGATACACCGATGAAAAGCGAACGCACACCCACCGGGTCTCTCGCGACATACGTCACACCGGATTCATAATCGTGTAATACGAACCCGAAGACACCGTCTAGACGACGAACCGTCTCGTGAAACCCGATTTTACGGTATAGATGGATGATAATCTCGCAGTCAGACCCGCTTTTATACTCGCTCTCGAGTTCGAATTCTTGAATGAGAGCACGAAAGTTGTAGATTTCGCCGTTACAAATCAAACGACAGTTTTTTAGATGAAACGATTGGTCGGCAGCGGCGTCGGTGCCATTGATAGAGAGACGATGAAATCCCCAGGCACGATTGTCATCCTTCATAAATACGGACTTATCGGGGCCGCGGTGCGCCGATAAGATACAATTTTCCTGTAGAGTTTTTAATTGAGCGATAGACAATTTCGCGACCATCTGAAAATAAAATATACCACACATTCGAGTGAAACGATTTCGTATGCGAGATACATAATATAAAAGAGTTGTGTTTATATATCATTCCATTGGAATAATAATAATAATAATATTATAGATAATATACAAGGTAATCTCACGATAGATAATGGATTTTTATGGCGTTGTGAATGGAGCATATTCAAATCACCACGACCGGTTAGGCGAGATAAATACACGCATATCCGAGAGAAATATTCCGTCGGCAATGCTTCGACCGGCGTTCGAAGTTCGTCCTCTTTCATCGAAATACGCAACACTGCCGATTTTAGAAACGCGACCGGTGAGCACTGTCCCACTTCAGTCGTATGAGCAATTCACAACTGAAAGTGTATTCAATCCAGGCAACGCGAAAGCACCGTGGCGTGGCTGGGCCGAGCGCGTGAATGTAGAAACACATCTTCGCAATCAATACTTTGCGCTCCAACGCAATGACCGGGCAGTCTACGTCCCGAATTCCAATAGCGACCTTTATAATGTTACGGTTATCGCGCGTGATGTCGAACAACCCAATCCATATTTGTTCGATAATGGTGCTGCCGACTTTTCACCGATGAACCCCAATCCTCATAATTTAGGCAAACTTACTTTTGATAATTCTACGCGGTTTCAGCTTCGAACATTGGATTGCACATATGACGGGTTCTGCACAGGTGAAGGCGGGCCAATTATCGAACCCGCCACGAATTATATCCCGAAAGAGCAACTTGACAAAAAAATGAAGGAAAAGGAGCAAGTCAGAATGGTTTCGCAAATTACGGAAGGGTTTTCGGGGAGGGAAGGCAATACGCAGCAGCAACAGCAACAACAGCAGCAGCAATTTCCGACATATCTCCCGCGAGCAACGGCCAAATCGAACGCGAAGGAGCATTTAACAATGCGGGCGTAGCGGACATAAAAACAAATCGATATAAAATAATATATGGCAAACTTCTGTTCTATTATTATTTACAACGCTGTTCGAAAATGGATGACGAATTAAGCGAATTAACTTTATCTGTGATGGCAAATCGAACAAAATACGACAAATGTAAAAAAAACATCGCACAAAGCACACCCACGATACAAGATACCTTTCAAAAGGAGAAATTATACTATAAAGACCGCATCTTACATATGACGCGTGACTTATTTCACGAACGATGCGAAAATGAGACGATTAATGACGCACATCAAGAATACCTGAAATCGTGTATTGAATACCTGAAATGGAACGATATTACTGAGATGGTAGATGGTGATACGCGAAATGAGGTGCGTGGTGGGGAGGTTACGGCCATACACGGCGGGGCGACGATGGAGCTGACGGATGCTCGAGCTGCTGTGGAACGACAAATACGAGAAACTGTTGTGGACAGTCACGACGGCGGCGACAACGGCGGTCATTCACCGCCTCCCGCACCTCGTTTGTCTAGTGGTAATAGTAATAATGACATTCTATCCATCGCAAATAAGATGTGTATTCGAAAAAAAACAATCGACGATTTTATTATATTGAAGCCAACGGCGCGACCTGACGATAATGAAATTAATTCACGCTTACCTAAAATCCGCGATTACCATAATGAGATTGCGCAACGTGCCGACGCAGCAGCAGCAGCTAATTCGATTGCGACAATATCGACAACACCGACTCAATGACATCTGTCGTATATTTCTTATCCTTACACCACGTCTCTGGAATGGACACCGTAGTGTAATACGCTCCAAACGGCGAATACCAGAAGTTTCGTGATGGAACGAGCATATATGCCTTGAAGCCGTTTGTCGTTTCGGTGGATGTTTCATCATAAACCAATTTTTCGATATCGTAATATGACGAATCATCGCTGAATGCTTTCTCTCGAAACTCGTCATTTGAAATCACGAGACCGAGAATATCATCCTGGATGTAGTAGTCGTGTTCGTCGGATGGAATAATCATCGTATTCACGAAATTCATGGCGGTTTCATTGATAAATGTCGCGTATTTGGTCTGTAGGGTGTTAATGGGTAACGGCAATGAATACCAACCGGTTTCATTGATTTCGGTGCGGCGGTCTTTGTCTTCTTGTTCGTCGGACTTGAGTGAGTTTGAAATGGCGGTATGGATGTGAATCAAGCGGCTCTTTGGGTCGTAGAGTATATACGCGGTTTTGTAATGGACGGTTTGATTGATATTATAAACACCGATTCTGTAGATATATTTCGTGATTGGCGTCATCGGATTCATACACCGTGCCAATGATGCGGGCGACGGTTCTTCTTCTTCTTCGGGTTCGTGTGGTTCTTCGGTTTGTTTCTGTTCGTCGTATTGTTCCTGTTCTTCGTGGTCGTCGTCGTATTCTTGTAATGCCAACAATGCTTCGATTGCGTCATTTTCAGTTATCGATAGTTCGATTTCATCATCCTTATTATTATTATTGTGCTGGCTTTGACGAACCTTCTTTTGTGGAGAATATACTTTATAACTCCTCTTACACGACTCAAGAAAAGACGATGTCTTGATTCGTATATTCGCGGGGTCAGCGTCACCCGATATTTTCACTGAACGAGCAGACCGACTAGTGGTGGCATCAGTGGCAACGGCGGAAACGGCACGATGTTGAGAACGCGTCTTCACGGGCATAATACAATAGGAAGTATCGTGATGACATATATAATAAATATAAACACTTCAATTTTTTATGACATTATAGTATAGGTTTAGTATTTCAATGACAGAATTGGTTAAAATGGGCGGCGGCGGTGGCGAGAGCAGTGGCGGCGCCGCCGATGGATTCAAATCCGTGACCTGTGCTCCAAAAGACCAAACCGACCCCGATATCAACGAAACAAAAGATTTTTCGTGTTATTCCTCTAAATCTCTCGAGAAACTGAAATCGCTTTGGAATAAACGCCACCCCGACCAGAAAATCGAAGACACCGACCCACGCGCAATATGGACGGCACTTAAAAACAATATGAATAATGTATGTCACCAAGAGGCGTGTTGGTTGCGCCAGAGTTTCGCGTCATCTGGTATAGATAAAGATATGGTTCATTATACATTTGCGCCACAAGCCCCGAAGACGTGGAAGAAGAATATCCACGAATGGCTCTCGAGTATCGA